CTGCAACACCATCAAAGTTGACACCTCTTTCGAAATTCTAGACAGAAATCCATTCAATCTTGCGGGCTAGAATCAAAATTGCTGAAACAGAAAGGGACATTGCGTCCGTTATCATTACTACCTGTAATTCAACAATAATTGTCAATAATACAATGTTGTAGCAATATGTGGCTATTCATTACTTTTATTTTAATTAAATAATAATTATTAATAATATTATACATCGTTTTGAATTCATTATATTCCTCGTCTGTGAACATTTTGATTTATTATTGTATTTATTTATAATATAAAATCAAATTTAAATAATATATTAATATATAAATGAAAAAATCTGATTTAATTAATATTGCTATTGGTATATCATTAGGATATTTTTTATTCAGCATATTAAATAAAACAAATATATTCACACATGACTGTGGAAACTGTAAGGAATGTCAATCTAAAGGATGTGACAATTGTAAGGAATGTCAATCTGGTGGTTGTGATAGCTGTAAGGGATGTCAATCATAAATTAATCTATTAAATCAGGTAAAATAGGATGTCCTTCCCAATTATATCTTTTCATTATATAATTTGTTTTAAATGATTTAGGATAATAATAATCAGGGAATTTTTTAACATTTTTAGGTAATAAATAAAATGATTTCTCTGGCAAGATTAAACGTAATTGTTCAGACGATTTAAGTGGTTCCTTATCTATTTTTATAATATTTAAATCATTAATATTCTCTAAATAGTTATTAAAATCTTTCATAGATGGAGCAAAATGATATTTATAATACCATTTCCATGAAATACAATCATCAAAATAATAATTACTTGTCCAGACAAATGATTCTAAATAATTTTTACATATATCATTTATTTGTATTTCTAATATATCATCATAGCTGGGATTATAATTATGATGGTGATATATTTGGAACATATAATATCTTCTATGCCAAGTATCAATATCTTTGAATATTTTAGATTCATCTTTGTTATCTATTATAGGAATATGATTCATAAAATCTCTTTCATATTCTTTATCATATGAGTTATATTTATCTAAACATTCATTATTAATGTAAGCATTATAAATATCATGGAATTGATTTTTAAACTTATTGTGTTGTTTATTACGAATTAATAATATTTTTTCTAAGAAAATATTTTCTTTTAAAGATATTTTATGAATTAATTTTTTAAAATTAGTAACATCTAATTTATTATTATGAATTAAATAAAATATTCCGGCATGTTCTTCTTGTAATTGATTATAAATTTTTAATAAGTTATCCAATCCTCCATATCTAATATTAATACAGGGTGAATTATGAATAAAATCATTCCCTATGAAAAAACATAAAAATATATAATCATTTATGATACATTGATTAGGCAAATGAACAAAATCTTTTTTAATATCTTGAACCAAGTACCATTTTAAAAATTCTATATCTAAATAAACATATTCTGAATTTAATCCTTCAATATTATATTCAGTTCTTTCTCTCAGTAAATAAATATGATTATTTTTGATTAAAGATAACATGATTAAATCAGCATCTAATCCGTGAACAATGTTAATATCATTATTATTATTTAATTTAAGATACTGCATAATTTTGTGTTCACCTTCACCATGTTCAGATGAATCTGAGAATATAGTTTTAATAGGATATGATTTGTTTTTGAGAAATATATTTAATTCGTTCATAAAGTTAGTACCAGGCGAAATGGCATTTGTATCCCATATTTTTTCTTCATTGGCAGATCTAAATCGGCGGTATTTTTGTTGTTCAATTTTAGAACGCGGACAAACTCCATCTATAGCAATATAAATTAAATCTTGCGGATTACATATTTCAATTATTTTAATCATATTTAAATAAATATTATCAAACATTTCTTTTTCATCTGTAAGACCTTGACAACATGGATGAATTAAACAATTCAAATCAAAAAACAGATTATTTACTTTTTTATCAAATAAATCTTGTTGAATTAAAATATTATTATAATCATTTATTATATTTTTAAAATATGATGGAATACCCATTTTATTTATTATAATAATTAATGTTTGTTTAAATAAATAATTTAATATTTATTATAAAAAAAATATATGTTATAGTATATAAAAATGGAAGGAGGTGGTCAGATGGGTGGTAATCAATTAACTTTTGAAGCAATAATGACTCCAAATGCTTTATATTTTGTAATTACACTTGCTGTAATAGGCTATTTATATCAAACTAAAATGGTTTTAAGTAGAGAAAGAAGTATTAAAAATAAGTCATCTAACTTATTTGATAAACAATTATATTTGGAAGTTGGTTTTATGATTTTAATAGGTTTATCGCTATATATATTAAATAATGGGAATAATAATATTATTGTATGGGTATATATAACAATACCTATTGTATATTTAGTAATTAAAAGTTTGATGGTATTTAATAAGGTTACAGGTTATATTAGTGAGGCTCCAAATGTTGTAGACACAGTTGATTCTGATTTAGCAGATTTAATTAGTCAACAAGCAAATTCCAAAACAAATACGCAAATTCCGGTAACCAATCAAAATAGTAATACAGTTGATATTTCAAATGCATTAAATAATGCGTTGAGTCTAAATAATTCTGTTAAGAGTGTTCCGAATACTCAAGTCCCTCCATCACAATTTCAACATAATGGACCTGAAGGTTTTTCACTATTTTAAATTAATTATTTAAAAATATTCTTTTAATATACATTATGAAATATTTATCATTTGATGTTGGGATTAAAAATCTCGCCTATTGTTCATTAAATGATAAAAAAGAAATACTTGATTGGGGTATTATTAATTTAGATAAAAATCCTATTTGTCAATGCGGATTACAAAAAGAATGTAGTAAATCATCCACATTTATAGTTACAGATGATAATGGGGAAATAAGATATGCTTGTACAACTCATACTAAAAAATACAAGAAAAAGAAAAAAATGAATAATGATAGAGATATATTTAATTTAAGTAAAATTATGATAAATGAATTGAACCTTAAAGAAGATTTTTTAAATCATGAAATCATATGTATAGAAAATCAACCTGCGTTAAAAAATCCAACTATGAAAACAGTCCAGATGATTTTATATAGTTATTTTATGATTGAAGGCGCTACTAAAGATAAACCTGTATCAGAAGTACATATGATTAATGCTCGTAATAAACTAAAAGTTTACAAAGGACCCGAAGTGGAATGTAAATTTACAGATAAATATAAAAAAAATAAGTATCTTTCGGTTGAATATACTAAATTAATGATATTAGAAGAAGATACTAAATTTATAGAATTATTTACTGAATCTAAAAAAAAAGATGATTTGGCGGATGCTTATTTACAGGGTATATATTTTATAGAGAAGTGATTATTTAATTTTAATATGTTTAATTAAATCTTTGGGTTGTATGGGTATTTCATTTTCGCGCGGAGGATATCTATATAATGTCCATTCCGATTCATCTGGGAATTTTAAAATACCTGTTTCATATCTATAAGTGGTGATAACGGGGACATTTTCAATAGGATCGCCATACAAAACCCTATCGTATTTTGGTCTTCTTACCAGTTCTCTTGATTTGACTGGCGATATAATCCAACTGAAACCCGAAAATGTAGGACTGTAAATCCATCCTTTTTTATTTCCGTTATGTTTAATTTGATCCAAAGTATTAAATTTATTTCGGTACATGGTACTCAAATGATAATCATTTCTAGATGGTTCACTTCGTCTCATTATTATTTTATAATAATTGATATGAGTTGTAAATGTAATATTATCTTTTAGATCATTCAATACAGTTTTATTTTTCTTTTTAGTTTCAATATATTTACCTAATAAATTACTGACATCAATGTCGAGATGGTCGATAGAAGATATCATGTTTTTTTTTTTATTTTTTTTTATTTTTATTATAATATATTTCAAATTTTAATCTATGTATATAATATAAAATGGAGAGAGAATTAAGAGAGTGCAGAGAAGGTCAACGAGAATTAAATAGAATTATAGTTGAAAGTAATAATATGATAAGAGAAACAGAAGTTAAATATAAAGGATATCTAAAACAATTTGCTATCGACACTACTACGGCAAGGAAGGAAGCAGAGTCTGAGATGGACGCGTTAAAGAAGACGCTTGAAGATTTGAAACCGGGGATTAAGAAGGCATATGATATGTATCAAAATTTAGGTGCGGGTCATTCTGATTATATTCAACCCGACGGTGAAAAGGGATGTGCTACTAAATATGATCCATCTATAGAAAAATTAGGCGCGTTCTTGTGGGATTCTGGTGCTAAGAAATATAAGAAACGCAAGTCTTCTAAAAAGGCACGCGGTTCTAAGAAAAAAAGTAAATCCAAAGGAAAACGTCGCGGTTCACTCCGAAAGCGTAAATCAAAGAGAAAATAAATTATTATTATAGTGGATAAAAAAAAGATTTAATTTATCATAATATTTATAATTACCAAGTGAAATGAACAGTGAAGGCATTATTATTCCAAACATCAAACTTTAATCCTTGGAAGTGGTCTCGGTAACTGATTACCCCATTTTTAACACCTTCACATAAATACATTGATTCAGGATTACACATTTGATTCAGCCATACGCGACACATTTTGGATGGTTTCCCTGTATTTGGGAGATTAAACTTAAAGTGATCCCAACTTAAATTATAATAGAGTTCTCTTAAACCCTTTTCAGATTTATATTCGATGGCTTTTTTCAAATCAGTATAATAAATAGCAGTCAATTCATACATTTTATCATCATATTTTCGTTGCCAGTTGTACATTTGTAGTTGTTTTTGTAATTCTTTTTGTTGGTGATATTGCATAGATGTTTCTTGATAATCTCGGATAAAAGTTTTATTCATTTTGTTATTGGATAAATTTTTTTTTATAATTTCAAATTTTAGTACGTTTAAATTTAAAAATATATTTAAAGAGAATATTTAATTAAATAAATAAATATATGACAAATATATTATTAAAATCATTGGATAATTATTATAGTAATAATAACAAAATAGAACAATTTAATGATTATGTAAATGGTGATAAAAAAATATCATTAAGAATAATAGATTGGTTTGTAACTAATTATTCAAAAAAGTATAATGTATTTTATGAAGTCTATAGAATACCTGATGGCGGGATATCTTTTGAAGAAAATGGTAATGAATTATATAATCAAATAAATATATTTCATGCTTATAAATCACAATTAAAATCATATTCTAAAAAGAAGTTTGATCCATTTTGTAGAAAAGAAAGAATAAATTTTAATTGTAAAGATTATAATATAGAAACTACATTAGGTCAATTAAATTTTTTTAAGTGGGCTCTTGATAATATGGTTTTAGAATATATTACAGAAAATTATAGCCATATAGAAAATGATATGAATATTTGTTTTAATAAAAATAAAAAAAGTAAAACGGATAGTAAAAGAAAACCTAGACAAGAATTATCTAAATCAGCATCCCGGGGGTTAAATACTGCAAAACATCGGATTATATTAGATTTTAATTAAATATCAGCGACATCAATATCTTCATCTGTTGTAGCCTCATCCGAATCGACTTTTTCTAATTTTTCACCATCAGACGAATCTGGTAAATTAGTGGTGAATACAATTCCTAGATTGTCATCATCATCTGATGAATATTGATTATCAACATCTAAGTTAATACTTTTGGGTACTAATCCTTTATCTTTTAATTTGCGTGCTAAATTTACATCATAATTATCAATGATATCACAAATACTATCTTGCCATTCTCTAATAGATACTAGAACAATATCATTAGCACGGACAAATTTCTTTTTTCGCATTTTTCCGCACATAATCGCCTTTCGTTCTTTTCCATCGAAACACAATACATCGAATCTACAATTACCATTACACTTTTTAATTTGTGCGTATTCTTGACCTTCATCTTTCAAACGTAAAGTTTTTTCACCAAAATTATTTTGTTTTTTATTCCTTTTATGTTTTTTGCCACCTTTGATATTAGGCATGTTTATTAATTATTACAATATATATTATAATTTTATTCTTAAATAAATTTGATCATCCTTTAAATAAATTTGAAAATTATTTTAAAAAACATTCAACATATTAATAATCATGTTCTGTTGTAGTAAGAAACATAAGAACAAAGTCCATTTCCTTAATGAAGTATTTGAACCAAGGCCACCATTTAAAGACCTTCCAAAAAAAAGGAGGAAAAGTGTATATCCTATGACACTATCAAAACAAGAACAATTAAAAAAAAATAAAGAAGTTATTACCAAAGAAAGAATAGAAAATGAAGGATTTACAGATAAATTCTTGGCTGAAATTATTCAATGTGGTGGATGCCAGGAAAAAATTGCTCTAAAAGAAAGAAAAGAATTACATCATTGTAGTAATTGTAATAATTTCTATTGTTGTAATTTTGCAGGAATATGCGTAGGAAGTGGATGTTCAGTCGCATTCGAAGGTAAAAAACAATCATTAAGTTATTGTATGAATTGTGTTAATCCATATTTTAAAATAAATATAAAAGAAAATGGTGAATGTTTATGTAAAAATTGTGAAAACCTACCAGATCTGCCAAATCATTATAAAGAAGTATAATTATATATATAAAGAAATATCATTTTTTTATATATAAGTAATATGGAGAAGATTTTAAATAAAGGCGGTATAACATTAATAAAAGTATTAGGGGATAGTAATTGTTTATTTAATTGTATAGTACAGCAATTACATTTAGATAGAAATATTAAATATTATGTAGATAATAATTATACATATAAATTAAATCAATCTAAAGAATATGAAAAATTATCTGAAGATTTAAGGCAATCAGTTGTAGATTGGTTAGATAATAATTTAGATTTTTTATTACCCACTGGATTAACAATTAAAGAAGACATATTAGATTCTATTAATTATGATGAAAATTTAAGTAATATTCGAGATTATTTATTGGATATGCGGGGATATAAATTTGCTGGTCAAATTGAAATATATGCTTTATCTAATATGTTGAAGAAAAACATTTCTGTATTAACAGAGATAGATGATACATATTATTCATTAGGTATGGGAAATATATACAATGGACTATCAGGCGATAATATATATTTATATCATAATATGTTAGAACAAGAAGATGAAAATGAATATCATTATAATTTATTATATTTAAATAATAATTCAAAAATAATAACTAAGAAAAAATATTTAGAATTGAACAATAGAATATCTAAACCATTAACGAGAAATACATTCAAATCACTTATTGAGTAGTATTCCTATTAGTATCATCAATTGGAACTACTGGTTTTATAGGCGTTTGTGGTCCAGGGATAACATTATTTTCAAGATCTGATATAGTTGCAGTTAAATTTGTTAATAGTTCTTGACTATCAGTTATTTTTTTTAAGACGTCTTTATCAGGTAATTGTTTCAAATCTCCAGTTATTTTATCTCCTATATTTTCTAAATTAGAAACAGTATTGACGGTATCTACTAATGGTTTAAACATTTCATTATTTTTAGATTTTTCCATGAATGATTTCATTTGACCATCAAAATCAAAATCTAATAGTGGGGACTTATTCGTGCCATCTTTTTTTTTTGTTTTATTACCTTTGCCTTGGAATTCTTGTTCAATTTGTTTCCTTTTGATATTTTCTACTGCTTTACAAAATTCTTTATATGCTTCTATGGTATGAGTATTATATTCTTCATATTTGCCAGATAATCCGAAAAATTGCCAACCTTCTGTTTTTAATTGTTCTACTACTAAAGAATAACTAAAATAATCCTTATCCAAAGAAAATAATTGAAGGAATCCATTACTTATAGTGACCATTAATGATATAGACCATGTAGACCAATATGATATTTGGTCAAAATTTCTGGGCAATTTAGCAGGATCCATTTGACCTATGGATAATAAAGCTGGTAAAAGAATAGAACCAGTAGTTACAATAAATCTAAATACATTATAGTATTTTTTTGTATTGTTTCGTTTTTTTTCATAATAATCAACTTCATCTACAAATCGCGCCTTTATTATTTCTTTACTTTCCTCATTACCTCCCGGCATTTGTAAATTATCTATTATATTAGTAACTCTATTTGTATAATTATTCATTATATATTTATAATATTATTTTTTTATTAATTTTTTATATTTATATAATATAGTTATATGGATACTATTAATGATTTTATTAATGATACTATATTTTCAGATAGTAATGAATCCAGAATAGGTCAATATGGAAATAATGTAGTTAATTTAATAAACAAATTCATCAGAATAGTAATAGCATTTGCTATTGTATATTTAATAATTATAAAAATGCCTGTTCATGGTGATAAAGACCATACAATGTATTTTAATTTATTATTATTGATATCAATATTTTTAATACTTATTTATATACAAAAAAATTGGAGAGGTTATTATATTAATAGTTTTTTAGGTGCCACAGATCCACCTATCGGCGGTGAATGTGCTGGGGATTTAGATAGCATCCCAAAATCGGATGAGCAAGGTAATCCGTGTCCTCGCGGTCTTGAGGCAAATGGTTCGATTTTAATAGATGCAATAACTTCCGCATTAACAAACGAATTATCTGATTGGAAAAACTATTTATATTTAATTGGCATCGTTTTAGGATTAAGACAATTAGGCGTCTCTGGGCTCTTTGCAGGATTTGTATTTTTTCCATTTGACTGTTTAAAAGGTATAATATTTTTTGTATTATTCGCATCTAAATATTCACCTATTAATTTCTTATTTGGAAAAACGGGTAGTGTAGAAGATCCATATATATATGGCAATCAAATTAGTGAAGCAGAAGAAAAAGAAGCGGGAAGAACTCCACTAATAAATTTCAATGAAAAATTTTATTTAATGTATATAGTATTAATATTATTAATATTTTTTACAATTATAATAAGATTAACAAGTGATACTATAATAGATTGTAAGAATTTTGAAGCTCCAATAACTGACATCGGAGGTTTGTTAAAAGGTTGTATTGGATATAGATTTTATATGGTATTAAATGTATTATTATTTATAGGTTTTTCTACAGATTTTATAGATTCATTACAAAAAATATCAGCAGAGGATACGGCATTGGTATGTCCTTGGAAAGTTAACGATAACAAACTCCCCGCCCCCAAGAGTGAACAAATATATAACTCAAAAATCGGAAAATGTTTGAGACCTGAAAATCAGGTTGACCCACCCATTTGTGAACCAAAAAATGACCAAATAATAGAATGTAAACCGGAAAGCCCTCCCCCTTTCCCGGGTTGTAAAACGAAAAGGGATAACAATAATTATATATTAAAAGATATTACTCAATTTAATGAGAGTGATAAAAATATTGATGGATCAGATCACAGAATTCTCATTAGGAAAAAACCTGGAGGAGGAGGCTATATAATAGACCCCACATCTCAAATTCAGATAAATGATTCTACATGTAAAAAATCTATTGATAATTGGTTGGCTGGTATTAAAGAGCCCTTCGAAGTTGATACGATAAGTAAAGAAATAATAACTGCCCGTCCAGATTTAACTGATTATGTTAAAACTGAATTATTAAAAACAATCGGCGAGATTTCTAAAAATTTAGAAACAATTGGGATTCCTAATGAAATCCCGCCAATTATTTCTAAAAATTTAGAAACAATTGGGATTCCTAATGAAATCCGGGCCAGTGCAGGCAGGTATGTACCATGATTAATAAATAATATTCCTTTATAAAAAAAAAAATATAATATAAAATAAATAATATAATATAAAATAAATATATTATATTTATATAATGGATAAGGGCGGCGGGTTGGGTTCAATGACAAAAAGGTTAGGTGGAAAAATGAGTAACTTGAAAGACAAAACTGTATCTGCCGGGAAAAAAACTGTATCATCAGTGAGTGAAACAAAAAAAAAAGCAAAAACATTGGAATCAGTTGTGAAAGGTAACCTAAATTTGGAGGAAAAAAGCGCCGATACAAAAACTAAATTCTTTGAAGGTATTAATAAAATTAAAAGTTTTGACGATAAAATATCTGGAAAACAAGCTAAAGAGATGATAAGAGATGAATTATTAGATGGTAAATCAGTTGTTAATAAATATGGTTTATTTGGTCCAGGTACATATAAATATTTAATATATATTATATTATTCCTTAATATATGTTGTATTATTTTATTAACATTTAATAAAAAAATTTTTTATAAATATAAAGGACATACAGAAGTTGATGTGAGATTAAATAAGAATGTATTTTATATATATATATTTTCATTATTCTTGTTTATTTTACAATTATATACATTTAAAGAAAATTATAATGATATAGTAGAAAGAAGAGGTAAATATCAAGTTTATTTAGAAGTATTTAATGTATTATGTACATTGGGTTTAACTTATTATATATATAAACAAATAGATGTTATACGTGCAGATTGTTCTGCCCCTAATAAATATATGTGTGTTATAAATAATAATGGTCCTAATGATATACATGAATGTCTTGATGGTCCTTTTCAGTGCGGAGACAAAACATATAAAGATTATCCCCCCCCTATAGTGGATACACCCTACGTTTCCCATATGGTTAAAAATTTCTATTTGATACCAGAACCGCCGCCAGAAGATCCCGCGCCCGCCGCCACAGGTGCCGCCACAGGTGCCGCCGCAGGTGCCGCGGCACCTGCCCCAGGAGGTCCAGAACAATCCAGCGATAATATGCAAAAAATTATTACTGATATATTTAATGATTTAATTAAACCAGATGAGGAAAGGATCCAAAATTTAGAAACAAGGTTTAACAGCTTATCTCCTGGTGAAGGTATACCTGGACCTGCCGGACCTGCCGGACCTGCTGGACCACCCGGAACACCTGGCAGCGACCCCCGACCCGAAATCTCGGCACCTTCATCCAATCAATTCTCAAACATTTTGTGCCCAAACGAACCAGGAGGTCTATGTAAAGATGGAGAAACTGGATGTGATGATAAAGGTATGTGTGAAGGTTTCGCCATGATTTCATTACAAGAGAAAATAGACCTTGAAATGAGATATAAAGATTTAAATAATAATTCTTACAAAGTAAATAATCTAATGAATAATTTAGAAACTTTTTTACTAAATTCACTTAAATAAATAAATATACTATATTTAATAATGTGTGGAATATTTTTTTATTTTGGTAAAAAATACAATCTAGAAAATCTATTAATTGATTTCAATAAAATTATTAATAGAGGCCCCGACCAATCAAAACTAATTGATTTAGACGACAAAGTATTTGGTTTTCATAGGTTGGCAATTAATGATTTATCTGAAGATGGTATGCAACCATTCATAGATAATAATATTTATTTAATTTGTAATGGTGAAATTTATAATCATAATTTTTTAAAAAATGAATTTAATATTGATTGTAAATCAAACTCGGATTGTGAGGTAATCATTCATTTATACAAATTAGTCGGTATAGAAAAAACCTGCCAACTATTAGATGGGGTATTCGCATTTGTTTTATATGATGGAAATTTAGATAAATTATATGTGGCGCGCGACCCATACGGTGTCAGACCATTATTTATGGGCAATAATGGAGAAAAAGAACTATTTATATCATCTGAATTAAAAACTATATCTGATAAATGCAAAGTAGTTGATCAATTTAATCAAGGGACTTATTTAGAATATAAAAAAGGGGATATTTTCATGCTTAAAAAGTATCATGATAATAATTTTAAAATTGATTCATTAAGAAGTGACGAATTTATATTAACATGTATCAAAAATAAATTAACCAAAGCAGTAAAAAAAAGATTATTATCTGATAGACCCATAGGCGCTTTATTATCAGGAGGTTTGGACAGTAGTTTAATATGTGGGATAATATGTAAACTATTAAAAGAAAAAAACATTAAATCAAAACTTAACACTTTTTCAATTGGTATGAAAGGTGCTACCGATTTAGGATATGCTCAAAAAGTCTCTGACCATATTGGTTCAGAACATCATACAATTGAATGTACTGAAGAAGAATTTTTGTCTGCTATTCCGGAAGTTATTTATAATATTGAATCATATGATATAACTACCGTTAGAGCGAGTGTAGGCAATTATTTAGTTGCAAAATATATTAAAGAAAATACAGATGTTGTCGTATTATTTAATGGAGATGGAAGTGATGAACAGAGCGGGTATTTTTATTTAAGAAACGCACCAAATGAAAAAGCATTCCATAATGAATGTTTGAAATTATTAGATGAAATAAAATATTATGATGTATTGAGGTCGGACAGATCTGTTTCTAGCAAATGGTCATTAGAAGCTAGAACGCCTTTCTTGGATAAAGATTTTGTAGAATTTTATATGACAATTGATCCAAAAAAGAAAATGTATAGTGAAAACATTACAGAGAAAAGATTATTGAGAAAAGCATTCGAAAAAGAAAATATTATACCAGAAGAAGTATTATGGAGACCTAAAGAAGCATTTTCAGATGGTTGTTCATCCGAAAAAAGGTCGTGGCATAAAATTATACAAGAATATGCAGATACAATTATTACAGATATTGAATTCAATGAAAATAAATATAAATTTAGTAAAAATCCACCATTAAATAAAGAAAGTTACTGGTATAGGAAAATATTTGAAAGTCATTATCCTGGTAAAGGTGGTATAATACCACATTATTGGTTACCTAATTGGTCTGATCAAACAGATCCTTCTGCTAGAGAATTATCTTGATTTCTTTTTAGACTTAACTTTTTTAGATTTCTTCTTCTTCTTTGATCCCTGATATCCTGGCGGATCCTTAAACATCTTAGTTAATCCAAAATGGTCACTTGGAGAATTCATACACCGCCCAGTAAATTCATTACATACTTTTCCTTGACTTACACATTCTTGCACTTTCTCAGGTGGACAATATTTTTTAGATTTTCCCGATTGTTTAGATTGACTTTTAGTGGTCTTTGATTTGGGAGATTTAGACTTGGATTTGGATTCAGATTTAGATTTAGATTTAGATATGGAACTCACATCACTTGACCCCAACGTAACACCCATTTTGTTTTTCCTAGTCCTTTTCTGTTTCTTATACGCTTTGCGTATTTTCTTTGGTAAACCAGGTTTGCGGAGTTGTTTCCTGTAAAACTCAATCATATCATCTAGTTTCTCACCTGAGAATTTCTTTTTAAGTGATTTCTCAATTTCTTTACTCAATTCTTGTTGTAATGACCTTTTTAATAATTCATTAGTTTTATCTAATAGGGGTGTGTTTACTACATCAGGTATCTCAAGTGCTTTGAGGATGCCGAGGATGACTTCCTCGGGTTTGTCATCATGGTTCGGGTCAATCAACATAGTCGCAAATGCTAAACGTTGTTTGGCATGTAATTTCTTAACTTGGGATACAATATATTCGGAGTATATTTGTTGAATCAGTGGATCGTCAATAGGTGCTCTTACACCGTTAGCTTTTATAGTTGGGTCAGCACCAGATTCAATCAAAAGTTTAATAACAGCACGATTATCATGGCGCGCAGCCTCCAGCAATGCGGTGACACCTTCTTTATCTTGAATATTTGGATCGGCACCTGCTTTAATTAAAAGTTTGATAATTTCTGGATCCTCGTTTTCGTAAACTGCATTCATTAATGCAGTATAACCATAATTACTTTGAATATTAGGGTCTGCACCAGATTCAAGTAAAAGTTTAATAACGTCAGTATGACCTGAAGCCTCCATTAATCCTGTCGTACCACCGCCGTCTGAACTTTTATTATTCACATCAGCCCCTACTGCAATTAATAGTTTAACAATATCTGCATTTCCGTTTTCTGCGGCGTAGGAAAAAGGATTTCTTCCATAACTATTTGTTATATTAACATCAACGCCAGCAGCAATTAATAGTTTTACAATCTCAGTATGTCCGTCGGATGATGCTATTATTAATGCAGTGGTACCAGTATCTTTACCAGCGACATCAACCCCTGCTGTAATTAATAGTTTAACTAACTCCAGATTTCCTTCCTCTATCGACACTTCTAATGCATTCTCTCTATATTTATTTGTTATATTAATATCAACACCACCCTTGATCAATTCTTTAACTTTTTGAATATTTCCTTCCCGACACCCACTAATCAATTCATCTAAATCTAAATCACTCATTTTTATATAATATACATAGAATTTAATTTATCTCTTATTAGATTTCTTTTTAGATTTCTTTTTAGATTTCTTCTTCTTCTTTTTCGCGCCTGTTGATTTAGTAGGTGTCACTTTTGCTTCTTGTATACTCATTTCTAAAGCCATTTTAAGTTCTTCTGAACTATTCATAGACTTGGATTTTGATTTAGACTTCGATTTAGTCTTAGATTTAGATTTGGACTTAGATATGGAACTCACATCGCTTGATCCTAACGTAACACCCATTTTATTTTTCCTAGTTCTTTTATATTTCTTATATGCTTTCCTGGTTTTCTTTGGTAAACCAGGTTTGCGGAGTTGTTCCCTGTAAAACTCAATCATATCATCTAGTTTCTCACCTGAGAATTTCTTTTTAAGTGAACTTTCTATTTCTTTTGACAATTCTTGTTGTAATGACCTTTTCAATAATTCATTAGTTTTATCTAATAGTGGTCTATTTGCTGCATCGGGTATCTCAAGTGCTTTGAGGATGTTAAAAATAATTTCCTCGGGTTTGTCATCATGTTTTGGGTCAATCAACATAGTGGCAAATGCTAAACGTTGTTTAGCATGTAATTTCTTAACTTGGGATACAATATATTCGGAGTATATTTGTTGAATCAGTGGATCGTCAATAGGTGATTTGCCTACTGCACTTAGACCTCGACGTTCGAATGTTCGAATATTAGGATCAGCGCCTGCTTCAATTAAAAGTTTAACAGTACGATAAGTTTTTGGATGCGTGTAGTTTGGGACGTTGCTCAATGACGTATGACCACGTTCATTTTTAATATTAGGGTCGGCACCGGATTCAATCAAAAGATTAATAATAACATGATTATTATTGCGCACACTCTCCATCAATGCTGTGACACCTTCTTCATCTTGAATATTCGGATCAGCGCCAGCGTTAATTAAAAGTTTAATCATTTCTATATCAGAAGATTGTACTGCATTCATTAATGCAGTATAACCATCATTACTTCGAATATTAGTATCCGCTCCTGCTTCTAGTAAAAGTTTAATAACTGCAGTATCCGAATAGCGACTTCCTGAAGCCAATATTAACGCTGTCGATCCGCGGTGGAATCTACCTTTACTATTTACATCAGACCCTGCTGTAATTAATAGTTTTACAATAGCAGCAAGTCCGCTTGCTGCAGCTCCTAAAAGAGGAGGTCTTCCATAACTATCTTCTATATTAACATCAACCCCTGCAGCAATTAATAGTTTTACAATCTCTGTATGTCCGTCGCGTGATGCTATTATTAATGCATTGGTGCCTGTATCTTTCCCAGCGATATCTACCCCCGCTGTAATTAATAGTTTCACAAACTCCAAATTGCCTTCCTCTATCGACACTTCTAAGGCATTTTCCCCATATTTATTTTCCATATTAATATCAACACCACCCTTGATCAATTCTTTAAATTGTTGAATATTTCCTGACCGAGCGGCCTCAATCAATTCACTCATTTTTATATAATATACATAGAATTTAATTTATCTCTTATTAGATTTCTTTTTAGATCTCTTTTTCTTTGCCCCCTTTGATTTATTAGGTTTTGCTTCTTGTATACTCATTTCCAAACCAAATTTAAGTTCTTCGGAACTATTCAGTGATTTAGACTTAGACTTAGATTTAGATTTAGATTTAGACTTAGATTTAGACCGCGATTTAGATATGGAACTCACATCACTTGATCCTAATGTAACGCCCATTTTATTTTTCCTAGTTCTTTTCTGTTTTTTATATGCTTTACGTATATTCTTTGGTAAACCAGGTTTGCGGAGTTGTTTCCTGTAAAACTCAATCATATCATCTAGTTTCTCACCTGAGAATTTCTTTTCAAGTGATTTCTCAATTTCTTTACTCAATTCTTGTTGCAATGACCTTTTTAATAATTCATTAGTTTTATCTAATAGTGGTCTATTTACTGCAACCGGTATCTCAAGTGCTTTGAGGATGCCGTGGATGACTGCTTCTGGTTTGTCATCATGTTTCGGGTCAATCAACATAGTGGCAAATGCTAAACGTTGTTTGGCATGTAATTTCTTAACTTTTGATACAATATATCCCGAATATATTTTTTGAACCATTGGATTGAAAATAGGTGATTTTCCATCGTTATCTTTTATAGTTGGGTCGGCACCAGATTCAATCAAAAATTTAATAATACCACGGTTATCATGGTCCGCGGCCTCCAGCAATGCAGTGCGACCTTCTTCATCTTGAATATTCGGATCTGCCCCAGCGTTAATTAAAATCATAATATCGGCACCGTTGTTTTCCCAAGCTGCATGCATTAATGCAGTATGACCATAATTACTTTGAATATTAGGGTCAGCGCCAGATTCAACTAAAAGTTTAACAACGCCAGTATGACCTGTAGCCATTATTAATCCAGTCGTACCGGCGGCGCTTGAACTTTTACTATTCACGTCTGCTCCTGCTGCAATTAATAGTTTAACAATATCAGCATTTCCGTATTCTGCAGCGTAGGAAAGAGGTTTGCTTCCCTGACTATTTGTTATATTAACATCAACTCCAGCAGCAATTAATAGTTTTAGAATCTCAGTATCACCATTAGACGATGCTATTATAATGGGACTCCATTCGTGACCGGGACCTTTACCAGCGACATCAGCCCCTGCTTTAATTAATAGTTTAACTAACTCCAGATTTCCTGCCTTGACCGACTCTTCTAATGCATTCTCACTATAATTACTTGTTGCATTAATATCAAAAGGATACCAAGGATCCTTGAGCAAATCTTTAACTTTTTGAATATTTCCTTCCACACAATACTGAACAAACCGATCAAACTCTAAATCACTCATTTATATAATATACATAGGTTTAAATTTATCTCTTCTTAGATTTCTTTTTAGATTTCTTTTTCTTCTTTGATCCTCTACTACTTAATGTTTTATTAACATCTTTGAATTTATAATAATCTTTTTTTAGAACATTATATCCCATTAATTTTCTAATATTTCTTATTAATTCTACATAATAATTAGGGTTAATATTATGATTTACTTGGAAATCAATATTATTTTTATCATATAATGATATTTTTATAATATCTAAATGTAATTTTACAAAGTATGATCTATTATCACCAACACTATATGAAATATTTACATAATTGTCTTTATCTAAATATATACTAGTTGGAAATAATATTAATTCTTGTTTTGATTCATAATTAGGTAATTGGAAAAACGGTGATAGTTCGGTTATTTCTTTTTCCTTCATATCTAATATGAAGAAAAATGCCGTATATAGTTTAAAGAATTTTTTAAAATATACCTTATCATCATTTGAATATTTAGATTTATCGATTGCAGGAATAAAATATTTATTCAGATTTGAATCTCCTTTATAATCTAGTACACCATGTCCCATTCCAAGATATTTACCAGAACCTAAATCTACTAAATTAGTAGAATTTCTAATATGGAAATTTAATTCTGGATAACTTTCCTGTATTTTCTTTAAGACTTTATCATTAATATTACATACTATTTTACATTTAAAATCATCATTTACCTCAAGTATTTTTAAGGGATTTATATCATATAACATATGTAATTTCTTATTATGAATGAATGTACCCCAATTCTTCTCGAATTTAGTAGATAATTCTTCACACAGATTATCTTTATTAATATCATATTCTAATTTATCTAAATTAACTTTTGATACAAACATATGTCTTGGCGTCTCCTCTTGTTTCTTATTTAACTCATTTACTAATATATATATTTGGTCATTGTGATAGAATAAACGCGGATCTTCCGGTCCTTCTAAAATATGTTTTTCATGAGGAATAATTTCATGTTTAAATACCTTAAATTTAATTTCCTTATTTTTAATAAGGTTAGGGTCTATATCTAATATATTTTGTTTTATTTTTTTCATATTTTTTGAAAATAATGATAATATTACAAAATTTATGCCATCCCAAGATCTTACATTTCCATACCAACCCCTGCTAGCAATTAATAAGTTATCACTATTATTAAGTGGGAGTATTGAACTATTGAATATAGTTATATCTTTATTAGTTAATAATTTATCGTCTCTTTTTATTTCTTCTGATAAATTAATACAAGATAATTTAAGTTGTTCTTGTGTGAGGTTATATTTCATTTATATAATATTAAAATAAATAAATAAATTTGATTTAAAAATAAATTAATAATTATATTATATAGATGAATACAATGACTGATACTCAAACAACTCAAACAGTTCCTGATGAGACAACAATCGATAGGCCCCCTCTAGTACTTCAAAATATTGAAAATTCGTGTAGGTATAATACTAGAATTTTAGAAATTATAAATAATTCTGAAGAATATTTAAAAGATTTCTATGATGAATCACCTAATTTCACTTTTAGTAAGGATTATATTAACAAATTAATTTGGTTAACATATTCAGACAAGGACAAAAAACAAATTCTTGATAGAGAATTAGAAGAATATTTTAATTAGGAAATCTAATATAATATTTTAATAAAGTTATTTTATATTCATTTAACATTTTATTACATTTAATATTTTTTTTGTTACTTTCATATAATTTAAATCTGTTGTAAATATGGAATATGTAATTATAAATCATAATTATATAGTATTATTTTATTAAAAATCAGCTTGGTTATTATTATATTCAGGTTGTGCTGAGTTATTATTACCAGTTTGAGTACCTGGATTATCTCCTTGTTGTTGTTCAGATAGTTTTGCCATATCGACTATATCTTGGTCTCCAGTATTAAATTGACTATTATTATTCATATTATTATTATTATTATTATTATTATTACGAGTACTATCATAAATATTATCATAATTCGATAGAGCAAAATACTTATCTTCATACAAACCTTTTTCATTCATATCTAAATAAGCATTATTAATAATATCCATTGTAAAAGCACTATAAGGCAATATAGGGTTATATTTTAATAATGTTGCATATTCAGATGGAGAATATTGCATTGGATTAGGTTTAGTATCCTTGCCTTTTACTAATTCCTCATATTTTTGCTTATAATTTTCATCCGAACTATTGGAATTACTATTTTTAGGTATATCCGAAAACATATTATTATTATCTAAATTTAAATCTAATGTATCGGAAACTTTTTTAAGTTCTGTTTCTACTTTAATTAATTTTTGTTTCATACTGTAATCATAATATGCTAATCCTATAATTATTATGATTAATAATATAACAAAAATAGATAATAATATAATATTTATTTCATTATTATCAAAGATATCGTATAATTCAAACATATATATTATAAATATAAAAAAAATTTAACTTATATAATAAAAAGATCTATATTTTTCCATATAATCATCTCTTTTGATATTTTTAATATAATCTTCAAACTCGCCTCCTTCTAACATACTTGTTATAAAATGTAAACTATATATTCCACATTCAGTATTATTTTTCTGATGTTGTATATCATTATATAAAAATTCCATATTCTTATTTGTTAATGATTTATATTGTTCAGATACAGTATCTACCAAATCTTTTATTTCTTTTGTAGGTTTATCTGCTAAAGAATCAAAATAATAAATGGAAGGATTTTTACGACAACAAGGTGATAATTCAATATAAATAGATACCCAATGCGAACCAGATTCATCATGATCATCCAAATTAAATACAGAACCTATTTTTTTAACCCCATTATCCATATGTTCTTTAATATCAATATTACATAAATTTCCTGATACACACCTATTTCCTAATTTTAAATCAAAATCCATAGGTAGTGCGCCATAACATTTAAAATCTGAATAACATTCTTCATATTGTTTCAATACTTTTTCAATATCAGAAGTGGAAGCCCATTCATTTTTATTTTTGACCCATGAATTAGGCATTTGTGGTCTAAAATTATTTTTAAATCTATTTAATTCTTCAGGTGATAAATGTTTTATAATTTCATTTAATGTTATCCAACAACTTTCAAACTTGCAATCTGACATACTTGATATTTTACTTACAATTTGCTTATATAATTGATTTTTATCATTTAAATTAATATTAGCATTATAAAAATTATTAAATATGTTTGCAATTTTTAATAATATATCATGATCAATACATGATAATGTATTTTTAGATTTCTTAGGTGAGCAATGTTTTTTATTAAACGATTTTCTAGTTTTCCTATCATATGATTTTAATGATTTTAATGATTTGCGGATTTTTTTAAATGTTTTTTTACCTTTGACCATTATATATAAATATAATATTTAAAATTAAAACACACATAATAATAAAATGGAACAATTACTTTCAAAGAAATCGGAACTCAATAATAATTTTAATGAAATTTTACTATTATTAAATAATATTGATTTAAAAGATAATTCTCTAGCAGATGAATTGAATAATAAAAATAAAATATTGAACCAATTAAATAATAAATTAATTAATGAAATATCTGAAAAAGATAAAATTATTTCTATGAATCAAAAAACTATATGTGATTATGAAAAACAAATAAACTTATTTAATAAAGAACAAGAAGAATCAAATAAGTTTGATATGTTCAAAGCTAAAGATAAAGAAGTACACGAGCAAAATAAAATCATTACAAATTTGCAAAAAGAAATTAAAACATTAAAGACCCTACAAACTCATCCTAATAAAAAATTAGTATGTGAGGTCCAAGAAATTGTTAAAGAAACACCTGTTAAAGAAACACCTGTTAAAGAAACACCTGTTAAAGAAACAAGTGATAATGTGGAAGGTATAGAACAAGATTCAGATGAGCAACTTGATGTAGAAACCATCACCTGGTACAAAAAAGAATACTATATGTTAGACGAAGGAGGCGAAAAAAAAGTGTTTGAAATTGAGGATGATGATCTGGGAAAAGAGGTGGGATTATGGATCGATAACAAGTTGGTCCGCCCTGGTAAAAAGTAATGGAGAATTTAACAATGAGATAGATCTTATATAATTTAATAAATAGTTATGTCTTAAGTGTGAATAACTTTTCAATTGCGTATTTTTTTGAAATTCTTTTGGTTTTTTTTTGTGATTTTTTTTGTGTTTTTTTTTGTGTTTTTTTTTGTGTTTTTTTTAATTTCTGAGATACTTTGTATCTTGTAAGTTTGGACTGACTTATAGATATCTTCTTTTTTTTTTGCCAAACTGATTTAAAATCTGGATGGGCTTCTTATTCTGATATTATTTCTTTTTTTTTTTTACTCCTTTTTCGCATATTGTCCCAAAACTCTTTATTATTAAAATTATCATATTGCTTTGTTTTTTTTCGGTATAAAGATCCTTCTCTTGAATTCTTATATGGAGGATCACAATAAATCAACATATTAACAGGGGTAAATTTTTTATAATCATTACAGGAGAATTTTATTTTTTTTAATAATGGTTTTAGTTTAATTATTGAATTAGTTGCGCCTCTGAGAAAGTTAGTAGGGTGATTTTTGACATATTTTTGACCATATCCTCCAAAATATTTCCCACCAAAACTACATCCAAATCCCACAAACCCTTTCAAGGCACTAGGACTCTTCATTTTTTTAACTTCATTATAATATTTTTCTGTCACTGTTTTTGGAGGGTCAAATGTACCATTTTTAACTCCCTTCCATAGAGCAATTAAATCACAATGAGAGTCGGTAGCTATTAAATTGTCATGGTAATCAACCATGTATTTCATTACACCCAAAGATCCACAGAATGGTTCCATATATCCACTCACTTTACCCGAATCAATTAATTCTTTCATTTTTAATGATATATCTTTTCCAATCCTATTTTTGCCTCCCACATATATCATTCAAATATATATATATATATAATATTAAATTTAGTAATTATTACTTACCCTTTAAAAATAATGTAAATTGTTTATCAATATTTGTTTTAAAAAATTTTAAAAATTTATTTTTATCTTTTAAATAAAATTCAATTAAATCAGGATATAAATAATTCTTTTTACAAACTTCTGGAGTATGATGTAACTTATCTGCGACTTTTTGAACACATTCTTTCAAATCTTTATTTGCGTCATCTTCATTAGAATTAAGCAAATATTTAATTAATTTAATATTTGCTGACCAAGTCCTAAAATCTTTACTTGAAAAACTCCCAAATTGTTTAATATATGAATTTACATCTGTAGAATGGACATTAAATTTAATATTAGATTCATCTTTTTTATATGTAAATATTCTGGCATTATTTTTTATAGTTTTCTTTTTAGTTTTAAGGTGTTTTTTTATTGTTTTATTATTAACATCGCATGTATTTCTTACACTTTTTTTACCAATAAAATCTATTGTCACTTTATCTTTATTAACTAATATATGTTTATTTTTAAGAGTAGATACACCATATGAATTATTTTGTCTAAGGTATTCATCATTACCTACTCTAAAATCACAATCCATAATTAATTTTAATATCATAGAAACTTGTTTGAGTTTTTCATTTGAATCTAATTTAAGATTTTTATTAATGTCTGCATTAATTTTCTTGTATTGTAATCCGAATAAATAAAGGTCATTAAATTTTTTCTTTTTCATTTTTTCTGTGAATTTTTTATTATAAACGTATTGTGCTCTCTTCTTATTATCATATCCTATTGCTAATACTTTTGCTTTTTTATTAAGGTTGATCTTAACATCGTCATATGCTGGTGGGAGATATAATCCTTCTAAAGCATCATCTATAGTTTTTTGATTTTTTATAATATTATTTCTTTTGTCAAAAAAAGTATATCCTTTTCCTTTTTTTTTTCTAAGAATATAATTCTTCATATATAATTTATAATATTAAAAATTAAAACATTATAAATTGGAAATACTAAAATTTATATTCTCAAAGTAAATTTGATTTTTAGCTTAAAATTTCGCATATTTAAAAGACAACAAAGTTTACTATCTTAAAACATACTAAACTCTCCAATACTTTAAGAACACAAAGAACAATATGTCTTGTCTGATTGATTTGTCTAAGAAAACTATTAGTGCAGTCAAGGTTATACAGGTTGCGTGGTTGAAAAACCACCCAAGATGTTGTCCTATCTGTTACGACTCCCTAGAAAAGTCTAAGGGTCTCGTTGATACCCCGTGTGGTCACCAGTTTTGTCTGTCTTGCTATGTAAGACTGGAGGAACCCAGTTGTCCCATGTGTCGTGCAGACACTCATTTGGCTGAACCAAAGTTACCCGCCGGTGCTGTTCTGTTTGACCACGCAAAAGCATTACGCACTGCCAGGAGGCATACAGAAGAACAGGCATACCTGCGCGGTCAAATACACGCCCTGGAATCGCACATAGACACTCAACATAAAACAATGCACGCCCTGGAGTTACGCATAGACACTCTACAAAAAACAATAAAACACTTGTAGACATGTCACTAGCGAGGAAGACTGAGAGATGTTCTGATAATCAAATATATCAAAAAATATTTCATAACAAAGTGAGTCGGATAGTTTTGATCAAAAAGAAAAACAATATAAAATAAATAACGTGGTAATTTTTTAGATTCTCAGAATAAATTTGATTTTTCTAATTTAAGATTTTATAATTCTAAATAATCATTGTTACGAAACAACAATAACAAACACTACTAAATTCAAATAACATGTCGGCAACCTCAAAATCCATCGCTAAAACTGCAGCACAGAATGGGACCATTCTTTCGAAATCTGTTGATGAGGAAAAGAGATACAAGGAATCTTCTGAGGCAAAGAAGTCTCTACAAAAACCTGTACCTCTTGGTCCTCCATCAATCAATCCACAGGAGCGCGCTGTCGAACGCCAGGTCAATAGACGTATGCAACGTTCCGATGCAGTAGATATGTTACAGATGCCTGTAAATTCAGGTATGGACGAAGCCAACAAGACTGCAGCCGACGTATTTAATTCTCGAGGGGAGGGTTCGTTTATTAAACACATCTTTACAGAACAAAGCACTGGAAGAACTATGTCATATAGCGAAATGAGGTCAATGTATGGGTAATATATAAACAACAAAAACAATATAAAACAAATAAAAGAATAAAAATATAAAAACTATGAATAGACAAAAAAAATACTACCTTTTTTTACAAATTTGAAATATTATAAAATATTTTTTTATTATAAATATGGATTCATTTCTTAAGCAAAAAATTATTCATGCGAACGAAATCGTGGAACTACTATCCGACGCTAAAATGTCCAAGAAAGGACATAAATCTACTGAGCAACCGGCATTTACTAGAGGGGAGTTTAGTGATTTCAAAGCAGGACATGACACTTTACCAGAAATACCTGATTCATTAAATAGGCATTTTAAGTTGTTATATGAAATTGTGGGCGATCCTGAAATAGAAATATATATAAATGATTGGACTGTAATGTCATTGAATGAAGCATTAGAAAAATATGAATATTATAAGAATGATGGACAGTCGAGCATATTTGATATTGCTTATACTTATGCTGGTATGGGCCATATAGATGTATTGTCTTGTAATCTGTATAATCATTTACTATTTATGAGAAGAGACGGTGGATCAAATGGATGGGATAGAGAATATAATTATCTACAAGCGAAGAATTTTAATTATAGAAATTATGAATATTTCTATTTTAATAGTTGGAAAAATAAATTGTAATATATAATATAATGATAGTATTTGGTAATAAAGTATCTGGACAAGATGCTGTAAAAGGGTTGATGTATATTGAGAAACCTTTATATTCAAGATACGGAATGTTATTTGATATGGGACCTAGTAAGATAAATTCAATGTGGATGAAAAATACATATATCCCATTAGATATAATTTTTTTAGATGAAAATATGAATATAGTAGGATATAAAGAAAATAATATACCACATTCATTAAAACAGATAAAAATAAATAAAGTTTCTAGATATGTGTTGGAAATGAATTCTGGTTCAGTCAAAGATAATAATTTAAATATAAATGATAAAATATATTTTATAAATATTAAATGGATAATAATATTTCTGTTAATATTTTCAATTTTTTTTATTATAAATATATATAAATGAGCACATCGACAAAAGCAAAAACAGCGGAGGAAAAAGAGAAAGAGAAAAAAAAGATTATAGAAGATAGCATGTGGACATTAGAACAAGAAGAATTATTAGCAGAATGGGCAGAAAAAGCATCTTGTTATAGGTGGTTACACCATCATTCCGAAAAGAGGTATAGATGTAGAAATTTTGGTTTTACAATACCTGTTATTATTTTATCGACCTTGACAGGGACCGCTAATTTTGCTATGGATTCATTTGTTCCCCAAGAACAAAAGAAGATGGCTATGGGGATAGTAGGTGGATTTAATATTCTTGCTGGTATCATGTCCACGTTACAAAATTTCCTAAGATATGCTGAGTTAATGGAAGGACATAGATCTTCTAGTGTATCTTGGTCTAAATTTAGTAGAAATATTGCTGTGGAATTGGCATTAGACGAGAAAAGAAGAAAACCTGCAGGAGATTTTTTAAAAATATGCAGAGCAGAATTTGATAGGTTAATCGAGCAATCTCCTTCAATTGATGATAAAATTATAATTTCTTTTGATAATGTGTTTAAAGAAAATGATATAATAAGACCAGAAGTATGTAATGGTTTAAAGAAATGTAAAATATACAAACCTTCAAAAGAAGATAAGCTGACGAATATTTTAGCGGCGGCGGGTGGAAAACTATTAGCGAAAAAAGATAACTTGAAAACGGCCAAATCATGGAAGAGATTGGAAATAAAACAAAAAGGCACAGAAAATACCGAACCCTCTGTATTAAAGTTGAATACTGAGAATAATACCAAACCGGAAGTTGTGACTCCCGAATTACCTAAAATTAACGAAACAGACGAGACAAAAGAAGTTCAACTAAATTTAGAAGCATTCATAAATGATATTGAAGATATTGAAAAAGGTGATTCTGTGCCTGGACCATAGACCGATTGGGTTTAAGTATTTAAAAAATAATAATAATAATATTAATATGGATTCAAATGGTAGCAATTTTAATATATATACAGATGGTGCTTGTACAAATAATGGAAGGAAAGGATCAAAGTGTTCTATAGGTATCCATTTTCCTGAAAATAATGAAATAAAATTAGAAGACATTAGTAGAGTTTTAAAAGTAGCCAAACCTACTAATAATGTTGCAGAACTCACGGCAATATTAGAATCTATGAAAAAGGTAAAAGGTATCGTATATACTCCCATTTGTATTTATACTGATTCAGAATATTCTTTAAATGTATTAACTAAATGGTATCCCAAATGGACTGAGAAGGATAAGGAGAGTAAAAAGAATGTTCTTTTAATAAAAGAAACATATGATTTATATGTACAATTACCTGTTTATTTATTTCATATAAAAGCACATACTAACTTAAAAGATGAACATTCTATTGGGAATGCAATGGCAGATAAGTTGGCAACGGATGCGTTACAAAATAAATTTGAAATTGGTGGAGGAAATATTTTAAAATACTTCGAATAATGGAACATCTTAAAAGTGAACAACTAATCCTCCTCCAGCAAAATCTCACTTATGAAACATATGAACAATTTGTAAATATGTTTGATAAGGATGAAAAAATCCCAGAGGGTCGCGAAGAAAGAAATAAATTCATTATAGAAACTATGAAAACTCACGAATTCTGGGGTGAGATATATGGTTGGGGAAACAAAAGAGTATATAAACGTATT